CAAAAACAACATTTTCTGCCCAACACATGACTGACAATGTAACAGAATCAGCAGAAGTTGCAGACAATAGCTTCAACGGCGACATTTCGCCCAAAACAATCGTTCCAGTCGACAAATGTTCACCTTTAGTTAAATCAAAAGAATTATAATGATGTAAATATGGCAACCGCAAACAACCTCCTTGATCTGTCGTTGGAGAGATATAAACGTGTGGCAACTGTGATAAAATACCAATACCAGAAATGTCGGTTATAGTAGTTGGTGTTATAAAAACATCATTGCCTGTGTTGGGAACAGCAGCAGCAATCCACCTTCCATAATGAAATGGACTACCATTGACCATAAAACGAAAACATAAATCACATTGAAAATTCTTAAAATTATTCATTATATTAATAACTCTCTTATTGGAGAAAAATAATGTAGGATTAATAAAATCAACCAAAACAGGAGAAATTATAGCAGGAATAATTTGTTTAGAAAAAATCTTAACAGGACGAGACAAAAATTTAGATAAAGAAACAACGTCTGTATCAACGTTATAAAAACTATTGTCCAAATCTCTATCATAAGTCGCTTCGACATGCATAGTGTCATCACTAAAAGTTGTCAATACTTGTTGCGTCGAATGCTCCATATTTTCTTGTATAACTGGTAATGATAAATTACCAGATTGTGGAGAAATCTTTTGTTTTTTAACTCTTCGTGCAACGGAAAATGCATCTTGATACCAGTTTGTATTCGGAGGCGGCAACGTATAATCACCAACCTCGTAATATTTTAAATAAGCATCACGAAAAACCCTTACACTTTCAAAAGCTTCTAATACAACAGAACCATCATCATATAATAAATCAGGAACAACTGGAAAACTTTCAAAATAACCACAATATGGAAAAACTCCCGATTGCGCAGTTAATGGAGATAAATCGCTATCAGAATTAAAATCAAGTAAGTTAGCATTTGACTTATGCATAATACTACCAGGACTGCATAAACCACACGAAACTGTTGTCCAATATTG